CGTTTTCTGCAGTTCATAGCATGGGCGAAATATTGCGTTTTTTTTGTCGCGATTTGACAGCTAGCTTTGACACATGAACGATTTGACACCAAAGCAGCAGGTGGCATACAGCCGTATCAAGGACGCGCTGCGCAGTGCTCGACACATTGGCGCACTTGACGAGGACCTGCTGAAGATGGCGGCATGCTTGACCGTAGAGGTCACGGACTTGCAGGCCATCATTGATGAAAAAGGCTACACGTATGAGACGGTCAACCGTGCAGGCGACACCATGACCAAGCACAGACCAGAGCACCAGATGCTGGTGGAAAGCCGATCCAAGTATCTTGTAGTTCTGAAAGAGTTGGGCATGACGCCCGCAGCACGCAAGCGCATCGAGGTTGACGTAGAGATTGACGACGAGCTTGAGCAGCTGCTGACATTCAAGAATGCTTGAAGGTGAAGGCCACCAGTATGCGCTCGACGTGGTGCATGGCAAGCTGGTCGCCAGCAAGTACACGCGCAAAGCGTGCGAGCGGTACCTCACCGACCTCGACACCGCCGAGGAGCGAGGCCTAGAGTTCAGGCCAAAGACAGCGCAGGCATACATCACCTTTTTTCAGCGAGCCATCAGGCACACCGTAGGCGAGTGGGACGGCAAACCGTTTGACCCACTACCGTGGCAAAAGTTTATATTGTGGAATCTTTACGGGTGGTTTCGTGAGGATGGTACACGAAGATTTAACTATGCTTATATCACGGTTGCTCGCAAAAATGGTAAGACGACTCTCATGGCGGGCGCTGCGCTCGCTGCTTTATTCTTTGATCAAGAAAAAGCTGCTGAAGTTTATTTTGCAGCAACTAAGAAAGATCAAGCCAAGATTGGATTCGACGAAGCGCAGCGGATGGTCACTATCTCGCCGCCACTTAGGAAGCACCTCAAAGCAGGCAAGCACGACATCAAGGCGCCGACGCTTTCGGCGCGGTGCACGTACCTCAGCTCAGAACGCGACACGCTCGACGGACTGAATGTCCACTTTGCAGGCATCGACGAATACCACGCACACCAAACCGACGGCGTGGCGAACGTCTTGAGGTCAGGTATGCAGGCGCGTCGCAATCCGCTGCACCTTACAATCACGACAGCTGGGTTCAATCGTGAAAGCCCATGCTATGAACTGCAGAAAACGTGCAAGGAAATTCTGGACGGCATCAAGCACGATGACGCGCAGTTTGCTATTATTTACGAGCTGGACGATGACGACGACTGGACCGATTCCAGCACATGGATTAAGGCCAACCCGTCACTGGGTACGGCGCTGCGTGGCCAGTTGCTTGACAGCCAGCTACAGCAAGCCATCAACCTAGGCGGATCGCGCGAGGTAGAGTTTAAGACGAAGCACCTCAACAAATGGGTGACGGCTTCAAAGACGTGGATACAGGACGAGGTATGGATGCGCAACAAGCGCGAGGCCAACCTCGACGGCCTCAAATGCTGGGGCGGGCTTGACCTTGCAAGCGTCAGCGACATGACGGCATTGGTTATGTGTTACCCAGAAGAAGGCGGCTATCATGTGCGCGGCCATTACTTTCTACCAAGCGACACGGTGCACCAAGTGCTGGACCGTGACCCGTCACACATTTACCGCACCTTTCTGGACCTGCCTAACGTGCACCTGACCGACGGCAACGTTACTGATTACGCCAGCATCCGCCGAAAGGTGAGCGGTGTGATGAACAAACCTGAGGGCCAAGTGGTTGAGGAGTCGAGCCTGATGCACACGTACAACGTGCAGAAGATTGCATTTGACAGATACAACAGCACGCAGATCGCCATCGACCTAGTTGACGACGGCGTGCCGCTGGTCCCGTTTGGTCAAGGGTTTGTTTCTATGAGTTCACCGACGAAGCAGCTTGAGGTACTTGTGCGCACTGGCAAGCTGTGGCATGACGGCGATCCAGTCCTGCGTTGGGCGCTTGGCAACGTCGAGCTGAAGATGGACCCAGCGGGCAACATCAAAGCCGACAAACAAAAGAGTGGCGGAAAGATTGACCCGATTGTGGCCATGATTATGGGCATAGGCGAACACATGAAAAGCCCAGCAGAGGACGAGGGGTATTTTGAGATTATCAACCTTTCGTAACTTGCGCGCAATGGCTAACTGGTTCCAAAGAATTTTTAAGCGTGACGGCTACCAAGTAGCGTACACAGGTCACCATAGTTTTGCATCGCACTTGCGTGGCATTAGCACGCGGGCGGGCGCCTACGTAGACACCGAGTCAGCCATGGGACTCTCGACAGTGTACGCTTGCGTTCAGCGCATAAGCAGCACGATTGCGCAGTTGCATCTCGACGTCATGCGCCGCACTGAGAACGGCGTGCAGGTCAGCGTGGGTCACACCATTCAGGACCTCATCAGCGTAGAGGCAGAGGAAGGATATACAGCCTACGACTTCTGGCAGACCTACGTAGCCAACATCCTGATCTACGGCAAGGCGTATGCTATCATCAAGCGCCTGCCGAATGGCGACCCTTACGAGCTTTGCCTCGTCAACCCTAAGACCGTAAAGGAAAAGATGGTTGACGGTGAGGTCATGTACGAGGTCAAGGACCGTGGTGTGTACATGCACGCCGACATGTTGCGCGTCTGCAACCTGTACGGTCAAAGCCCTATTGAATTGCACCGCGAGATGCTTGGCCTTGCCAAGGCAGCGCAGGACTTTGCTGCTGAGTTTTTTGGTAGCTCAGGCAACATGACGGGTATTTTGTCCAGCAATGAACCGCTGAAGAAAGAGCAGATTGATATTATCAAAGACAGCTGGAACAACAGCGGTGACCAGCTCGGCACGAAGCTGTTGCCGTTCGGCTTCCGATACGATCGCATCGCAGTTGATCCAGAGAACGCCAGCTTAAATGAGCAGCGCGACTTTCTCAATCAAGAAATTTGCCGAATCTTCGGCGTGCCGCCGAGCCTTGTGGGTGTGCAGTCGAATGTGACGTACAGCAACACGGAGCAGCAAGCTATCCAGTTTGCTAAGTACACGATCGTGCCATGGACTCGGCAGATAGAGCAGGAGATGAACTGCAAGCTCATCGCACCTGACGAGCGCCTCACACACTTTACACGCTTTGACCTTGCCGACCTTTTGCGAGGCGACAGCGTGAGCCGTGCCCAGTATTATGACACGTTGGTCAAGGCGGGCATCATGAGCATCAACGAAGCACGACGCACGGAGGACATGAACAGCGTACAAGGTGGCGACGCTCACATGGTCCAAGTCAACCAGATTGCACTCGACAAGCTCGACGAGTACAGCACTAAATTGAGTAGTAATGGAGAATAAAGAAAACGCGCAGGCTGAAGAACTGCGCAACAAATACGGCGAGAACGTAGAGCTAAGGACCGCAGAGGTACGAGCTGCTGGCGACGACTCGCTGGTCATCGAGGGCTATGCTGCCAACTTTGAGCAGCGCACCGACCTCGGATATTTTAAAGAAGAAATTGCACGCGGCGCCTTTGACGACGTCATTGAGGACGACGTGCGGCTGTTGCTGAATCACGACGGCGCACCGATGGCACGCACCACAAACGGCACGCTGGAGTTGAGCATCGACGACACGGGCCTGAAGTACCGTGCAGCTTTGGCCGACACGCAAGACGGGCGCGACCTGTACAAGCTGATCAAGCGCGGCGACATCACGCAGTCCAGCTTTGCGTTTACCATTGCCGAACAGGAGTGGAGCGAGGACCGCAGCACACGCACCGTGACGAAGATGGCGCGACTGCTTGATGTGTCGCCCGTGACTTACCCAGCGTATCCAACCACCACGGTGGCGGCGCGGCAGATGGCAGAGGTCAAGCCTGAGCCAGTAGAAGAAATCAAAACGAAATCAGAGGCGCAACCTGATAAGCAGGAACTGCGTACCTTTGAGCAAACAGCGGAGAAGAAGCCCGCAAAACATTTAAAGATCATGAATTTTCGCAACTCAAATGATGCGGCCCGCTACATTTCCCAGCTGGAAGACAAGTTGGCCAACATCAACGCCCTCGCTGAAACCGAGGAGCGAGCGTTGACTTCTGAGGAATTGGAAGAAACGCAAGACATCCACGCGAAGCTTGAGACTGCTGAACAGCAGCGCGACGGCTTGGCAAAAAACGAACAGCGCCTCAAGGCTCGTGCCGTTGCACAAGATGCCGTTGTACGAAGCGACAAGGAGGCGATCAAGGCAAACGCCAAGTTTGACTTCGGTAAGGCTTTGCGCGAAGCTGCACACGGTGGTGTGACTGGCTTGGAAAAGGAGGTAATGCAAGAAGCACGAAACGAGGCCAGCGCCTTGGGTCTTGGCTTGCGCGGCGACTTCAGCATTCCACAGTCAATGTTGGTTGAAGCTCGTAACGTATACGGCACAACTGCAGGCGGTTCAGTAAACGACGCAGTCACAACTGTCGCCACTGAGGTAACTGCATTGGTTGGCGCTTTGCGTTCCAACTCAATCTTGGCAGCTACTGGCGCTACTCAGCTCAACGGCTTTGTTGGTGACATCAAGATGCCATCTTTGCCAACTGACGCAGCAGAAGAGCCAGCAGAAGCTGTCGGCGTCACTGGCAACACTGGTGCCATGGGTTCACAGACATTGTCACCTGCTCGCATCGCACAGCAGATGATCGTGACCAAGGAGGCCATCAACCAAACCAACGGCAACATGGCGGAAGTCATCGCCGCTGACTTTGGTCGGTCTATCGCCAACGTACAAGACAAGATTGCTTTGCAATCCATCACTGGTGTTGGCGGTGCTACTACTTTGGCTGGTCAGACAGGCACCTTGATTCAGCGAGCAGAGACAGCGGACAACGATATTCCTGCTGTAACTGTTGACGACATCATCGGCTTGTGGTCTACAATCACTGCAAACGGTGCAGAGAACAACACGCAGTTTGTTGCTCACCCAACTTCTGTTGCTGACTTGATGCAAAAGGCGCGAGTTGGTTCTGTTGCTGCTTTGTACGAAAACGGCAGCATGTTGGGCTACAACGTGCTTTCGAGCGGTTCTGTACCAACTAACGATTTGAGTGCGGTTTATGCATCTCAGTTGTTGAGCGACGCAGAGGACGTAGCATTGGGATCAGGCGCTAACGCTTTGCGATTCTTGTACTACGGTGATTGGTCTGACATGTTCTACGCTAACTGGGGCGGATTGGACGTGACGTTGGACATCTTCAGCGGAATCTCAGCTGGTACGGTCAAGATTGTAGTTGACACTTTCTTTGACGCAAAAGTCCGACGAGCTGGTTCACTTGGTGCTATCGTTTACAACGACGCAATCGTTTCAGGCGCTGACGCGTAAGAGTAGATTGATTGAATGAGAAAGGGCCTCGCAACCATGCGGGGCCTTTTTTTTATCTTGCACCCATGTACTACACTTTAGAGATTACTGGCGCAGCTGCCGAGGCCAGCATTGTCAGCACCGCAGACCTCAAAACATTTTTGCGCGTAGACCACAGCGACGAGGATACGCTGATCGAGGCGCTACGCAGTGCGGCCATCGAGTACGTGCAGAATTATTGCAACGTACAGCTGGGCGACGTCACGGCGGTCATGTATCTCGACGAGTTCCGTGGTACGTGGGAAATTCCTGTTGGCCCTGTTCGCAGCGTCACCAGCATCGTCTACAACAACACGCCGAGCACGACGCTGACCTTGGCGACCTCGCAATACTACACCGACCTAAAGCGCAAGCCAGCACGCATCACGACCATCTCACCGCCGACCGTGCACCCAGACACCAGCAACGGAGTGCAGGTGACGATGGAGTTGGGATACCTTGAGGCCGAGGTGCCTGACGGTTTGGTGCACGCCATTAAGCTGTTGGTCGCACACTTTTACGAAAATCGCAACATCGTCGTAGTGGGTACTATCAGCAGCGAAGTGCCCAACCTGATCCACAGCTTGCTGAATCCTTACCGCGTAATATCTGACCGATGAGAATAGGCAAGAGCGACCGACGCATTACGGTGGAACGATACACCACGAGCACGAACGCATACGGCGAGCGCGTGCAGACGTGGAGCACCTTGCTGACCGTATGGGCCGAGCTGATGAAGGCGGGCGAAGGAATGACCGAGCGCATCACTACTGATCAGGATATGCCTGTGCAGCGCGTGCGCTTTAAAATTCGCAGCAGCAGCGACAGCCGAGACATCAAGGCGGACGACCGCGTGCTGTACAATTCGAAGTATTACAACATCCAAGGCATTGAGGAGGTTGGCCGACAGGACCAGCTCGTAATGCTTTGTCAAATCACTGGGACCTGATGGCACGCGGTAGCTTAGAAATGAAAGGCGGCGGTACTGGCTTTGAAGGTATCGGCGTAGACGTTGGCCCGCTTATGAAGCAGTTCGAGGAATTGCGCAAGCAAGTCAAGGATAAGGATGTGCAGAAACGCATTCACCGATCCGTGGGCAACATCTACAAAAAGGAGATGGTTGCAAACATCAAGGACGCGCGTGAGGTTATTCGCATACGTAGAGGTCAGAAAAAAATTGAGAAGACCGACAACATTGAAATTGGTACACTTCGCCGCTCAATTCGTGTGTGGCAAATTGACAAGCGATATGCCACATTCTGGGTCGGGCCGCGTGTAGGTAAAAGAATGAAGCACGAAAATGACGGATGGTTTGCTAACATCGTAGAAGGCGGTGACCAGAAGTTTGGCGGCGGTAGGAATGAAGGCGTGTTTGAGCGGTCCATTCGTAACAAACAACAAGAAGCGTTCACCCAGATGCGCAAGAAGTACGAATTCCAAATCCGCAAGGCAGCACGCAAGGCGGCAAAGAAGACAAAAAAATGAATGTAGGAAAGGCAGTATATGGTATTCTCAGCGCCAACAGCGGCGTCACTGATATTGTTGGCACAAACATCTTTCCAGAGATTGCAGAGCAGGAGACGGCTGTGCCGTTCATCGTGTACCAGTTGCTTTCTGTTGATCCAGAAGACACCCACGACGGACCGTCTAAGCTCGATGAGGTACGGTTTGAATTCCTGTGCTATGCTGACAGCTACAACGAAGCTGCTGATTTGGGTGTGGCGGTCCGTGCTGCACTGGATCGCGTGAGCGGCACGTACAACGGCGTCAACGTTGAGAGCGTCCAGTTCAATGACGTTGACGTGGAGATTGAATACGACCCACGCCGGTACAGTCAGGTGCTCAAGTTTACCTTTCGCATCAAGCGCGATGACGTGACGATTGCGTTAGGCACACCAGTGACGGGCGCGGTGCTTGGTGACCTGAGTGACGTGGACGTTGACGGCGTCACCAACGGCCAGCTGATTGCATACAACAGCACGAGCGGCAACTGGGAAGCGGCAGACGACGCGGGCGGCGCGGAAACGCTTGACGACTTGACGGACGTAGATGCAGGCTCACCGTCTGCGGGGCAGCTACTTAGCTACGGACAGGGCGAGTGGACCACGATAGAGCAAGACGAATTAACGTTACCAATTAGCAGCGTTTCGGGTTTGCAGACGGAGCTTAATACCATACCTGACAACATTGACGACCTCAACGACGTCAAGATAGTCGGCACGCCTGCGGAGGGCGACGCGCTCGTATACCAAAGCGGCTTTTGGTCGCGCGGCACGGCGGGCGCTTCGACGCTGGACGAATTAGACGACGTGCAAGTACCAACGCCAAGTTCAGGCGCGGTGCTGCAATACAATGGCACGTATTGGGCGGCGTCTGCTTTGTCCATTCCATCGGTTCCTAATACTTACTATCACCAACGCTACAGCTCGGAGGCGGGCACGCTACGATCGGGCGCTACAGAAACGGTCGAGCTGTACTACACGGCGCAAGCTGACGGCGACGGCTTAAGCGAATCGGCATCGAGCGACACGCCAACCAGCGGCTACGATATTCGGCGAAAGCTGTACTATGCAGAGAAGGCGCAGGCCGACCCTGACACCAGCGGCGACTGGACGCAGTTTGCAGACATCGCCGATGACACCACGTTTGCAAGCGCGAAAGCGACTTTGTTGGCGTATCTCAAGGCACGCACGGGCGGCACAGTTCCAATCTCTTTGAAGATGACGTGGGAGGAGGTCACAGCCGCACCCGCCTTTACGGGCTTGCTGAATGAGAGTTACGGAAGCGGAGCAGCGGCGGCGTATTCTACCCGTCGATTGAATGGCAACGTAACGGACTGCATGGTTATCCGCAGGGCATCGGATAGCACGACGACCACAATCGGCTTTGTGAATGGCGACATCGACGAGGCGGCTATCAATACCTTCTGCACGGGTACGACTTGCACGGTGGTAACGTGGAAAGACCAAAGCGGAAACGCGAACGATGCGACGGCACCGAGTACGGGAGACGAGCCGACGATTTACACGGGTGGCGCGTTGGTGAAGGAGAACGGAAAAGTGGCTTTACTTGGGAGTAACGATTATTTTGAGTCAAATTCAATCAGTAGCGGTTCGGAAGATAGAAGCGTTTATATCACTTATAACGCTGATACTGTTTCGAGTTCTAACCAAATGTTTGACTTCACTGATGTTCAAGGGGGTTCGTTAAATTGCTGGACGGTTACGACAGAAGTAGCGGTAAGGTGTAGAAACACGACATACGTGCCAGGTGGCGGATTAACAACTCGAAGCCTACTCTCCATTGAGCAGGACAAAAGCGAAAACCCTGAATTGAGGATGTACGTAAGTGGAACGGAAACAGGAAGCGGTGGCAATATTTCCGAGACTGTTGCAACGGGTTCCACGCGCATAATGGGAAGTGCCCAATCGAACACGTACAGCGGTAGTTTTCAAGAAATACTAATTTACGCAGGAGCAAATGGGGACAAATCCAGCGTCCGAATCTCCATCGAATCCAACATCGGCGACTACTTCACCCAAAACACGCCACTTCTCGACACGTACACAGGCGCGGCGGCGGCTTATTCACTCCGCAAATTGCGGACAGCGTACACGGGCGACGCGGTAGAAGTTTACAACGGGAGTTCGTATGCTGACATCGGGTTCAATATTTTTGGAGAGCTCGATACTGTTGCCTTGGCGGACCACTGTGGAGCATCCGACGGCTTTGTCTCGAAGTGGTATGACCAGTCATCAAACACGAACGACGCAGCGCAAACGACTACGGCGAATATGCCGAAGATTTACGACGGGACGACGGGCGTGGTGACGGAGAACGGGAAGCCAGCGTTAGAGTTTGATAATTCAAACGATTCGTTTACTGAAGTAACAGGTTTAACATATAACACGAACGATGTAGGTGCGTTTGTTGTTTGTCGTGCAACTGCTGGGCATAACAACTATGCAACTGCATTAAACTTAGGGCCAGGTATTAGTAGTGAAATTGCTTTGCCGTACAGAACGGAACGATTGCTTTACTGCGGTACCGACCAAGGTACAGGTACGAGCGACACAACACAAAACCTTGTTAGTTTATATGCGGACAACGCAAGCAACGATGTAAAAGGCTACATCGACCAAACTGAAAAATTGAACACTACGGTTGTAAGCAACGCGAAAACCAGCTTTGAAATTGCAAATATACGTTCGATTAGCAGCAGTTATTGGGGTGGCACAATTCAAGAAATTGTTTTTTATGCAAGTAGCTCAAAAGCCGTCCACACCGACATCGAAGACAACATCAACACCTTCTATTCAATCTACTGATGCAAGGATACATCATAGTTCTACCAACCGCCACGCAGACAAGCGAACGACGAGCGTACCAAATCACGCGAGAGCTGTACAACATCTCGCGGCCCGTACTCATTCAGGCAGAAGGCGAAGCGGCTTCCACCGTGTTTCCTATTGTCACTCATCCTGACGGCGTACAAAACGCGCTGCAAGTAAATACGGATTATTTTATCCACGTACACGAAGCGGCGACGCTGGAGAAGCTGGTCGCGTGCTTTCCTGAGCTGACCAATGACGAGCGGTATCAGCTCAGCGCATACGTGCAGACCAACCACAGCTTTCCGTTCCAGCACATCATACCCAGCACGGTGACGGTGCGCGATCATGACTACATGGTGCAAAACGGTTGGTTTGAAATTGACGATATTTGAGCATGGAACAGACAACAGCGGCGATGCTTTTTGAGTTCATCGCATTGCTAGGCGGTGGCATAGCAGCATGGACAAAGATCAACCAAGAGGTCACTGTGCTCAAGTCGCGCATCATCAACCTTGAGAAACGCGAGAACGACATGGCGAAGAAGTTGGACACCTTGCTGGAGGCCGTCAATGAATTGAAGATACTGCTGGCCAAGAAAGGTATTTGATGCAGTCAATCATTTTGCCGTAAATTGCAGCCATGAAGGTAACAATCATGAAGGCGTGCAAGCTGCGCGGCAACAATTGGAAGAAGGGCGCCACGCCATCAGTGACGCCAGAGTTTGCAGCAGAGCTGAAAGAAAAAGGCTACCTTGACGCGCCAAAGAAGAAGACCGACGAATCTATAGAATCAGAATAAAATGGCCATTTTTAACGGAACAGAATTAGGCGTGTACATTGATAGCACGCTGATCGCAGCAGCCACCGACTGCTCGCTGTCTCTTAACATGGAGACAATCGACATAACCACCAAAGACAGCGCGGGCTACCGTGAGCTGCTCGGCGGTTTGAAGTCAGGCTCAATCAGCGTAAGCGGTTTGATTGACTACCTCGACGCATCGAACAAAGACGTCACAGACCTGTGGACGGCGTGGGAAAACCGCGACACCTTGACGCTGAAGTTCAGCAAGGCAAACGAAACGACAGGCGAGCTGTCTTTTTCGGCATCAGGTTTTATCACTAGCCTTGAGCAGTCAGGCGGCACTGAGGACACAGCGACGTACAGCGCGACGTTTGAGTTGACTGGTGCTATCACTGACACTGTCGCTTCATGATAGAAATCAACGGCAACGAATACCCTGTGCGGTACTCGATGAAGGCGCTCAAGAAGTTTGAACGCAAGGCCAAGGTCAACGTGTTCAGCTTGTCCGATCCATCGAAGCTATCAGCCGATGCTTGCGCTTTTCTCTGCTTTGTAGGAGTCGAGTGCGGTTGCAACTTTGAAGGCGTTGAGTTTGACATGGAGCTGCAGGAGTTCGAGGAGCACATCACCCTTGCACACGTCACGCAATGCTTTGACGTACTCGGTGAATACAACGAAAAAAAAGCGTAGACGGCAACGACAAGCCTGTAGGGTGGCCTGACGTTATTCGGATGGGGATGGGTGTGCTGCACCTGTCCCCTTCTGCGTTCTGGGAAATGACCTTTGGCGAGTTAAGCCTCGCGCTAGACGCCAACCGTGAGACGGCAGAGATGGCCGAGCGATTCGAGTGGGAGCGCACCAGATGGCTGGCCACAATCTACATGCAGCCCCATCTACGGAAAGGCCGTAAATTGCGACCAAAGGATATGATGCAGTTCCCGTGGGAGCGACCAAAGCAGAACGCAAAGAAACTAACCAAAGAGGAACTGTTAGAAGCAATTAAAGAGCGCGACGAATGGCAAAGCTGAACGATCTCATAGTAACGATAGGCGCA